CTGGAAAAGTTAAAGTTCCTTTTAAAGAAGAAGTAAAAAAAGAAAAGAAAGCATTCAAAGATTATCCAACATCTGATAAACTAACAGGTGACCAATTATGGGTAAATTCTGATAGAATAGTGTTATCGGCAAAAGCAAAAGAGTTTATTATTTTTGGTAAAGGAAATTCAGGAATAATTACGGATGGTAATTTTTCAGTAGATGCAAAGAAAGAAATATACCTACATAATGAACAAAATATTACAATACATTCCAAAGGTAGTAATCAAATATTTTTAAATTCCGATAATGGTAAAATTTATTTAGGTAAAAACTCAGGAGAAGGTGCAGCGGGTGCAGCAGTACAAAAAATGGTATTGGGTGGTGAATTGGTTAAATTATTGGGCGATTTAATAGATGAAATTACAAAACAAATGTATGCAACACCATGTGGACCAACACAAACAGGCCCAACAAATGTAGCAGCATTTAAAGCAATAAAGGGTAAACTAAATACATTATTATCTGCTAAAAACTTTTTAAGTAAATCTTAAATGTGGATATTATATCAAACAAACGTATTGGCCGCAATGGCATCATTTAGGTTTCAAGGTGACCCGGATGGTTTTGCTAATTTTATTGCAAATGAATATGATAGTTGTATAAAGAGGGGGGGTGATATGATTTATGGTGTTCCTGTTATGAATGGAAATGTAACAGGTATGGCTAAGGTTATATCGAAGGCATTTAAGAAAGGTAGAGAAAGTGGTGAAGAGAATTTTAATTTATTACAAGAAATATATCCATCTGCATTTGATGCATATTGGTTGGGTGCAGAGATGGCACCAATACCAAATCCATTATTAAGACCAGGTGGATGGCCTACTACTCCACCTGCACCAGGTGCGGTTATGAATATAGGGCCTAATCCAATTGCATTAGCATTATCGGTTGCATTACATAAAGCATTGGTAGAAGCTGCAAAGGGTATATTGGATTCTTTTAAAAGTTTAACAATAGAAATACCATTACCTCCACCAGCACCACCATTGGTTGTAAATGTTTATGAAACATTGGAAAAAATATTAAAAAAAGAACCTGTACCTACCGAAGTATTAAATCACCCAGCAATACAGGCAGCTAAAGAAGCTAAAAAAGCATATGATGATGCAAAAAAGAAAAAACCTTCGATTGGTTCACAAATAAAAAAAGCATTAAAATTTCCATTTCCTGAATTACCAAAGAAAAAAGAAATTAAAGAAAAAATAACCGCAAAATTAATTGATGAGGCGGTAAAGCAATTAGAAGAACAATTAACAAACGCAATAAAAGAACAAATACTACAACCAATAATTCAACAAGTGGAGGCGATAATTGCAATGGCGGATTCATTACCAAAAAAACCAACAAAAGCTGAAATTAAAAAGTTTGTAAAGGATATTGCTGAAGGGTTAGTTCCTGATATTGATTTAGGTGGATTGGAATTACCAAAGATACCAACAAAACAGGAATTAAAGGATATGATAAAAAGTATGTTACCAACCAAACAACAATTGAAGGATATGGCTTATGATTTGATAAAAGATAAAATACCAGATATCCCCAACATATGGTTTGTACCACCTACAATTGTATTTACTCCGCCGGCACTTTTATTTGTAGGACCTTTTGTTAATTTAGCTAAGTTTCATTTGATGGGAGTAAGTGGTACTATGATGGTTATGGCACAATACCCACCGCCAGCACCACCAGCACCTGCTATATTACAATGGAACGGATATAATGTTATGGGGTAAATTTTAACTTTCAATATTTATTAAAAACAATTACTATGGATTCAAAATTATTAGTCGGACTAATCAAGGAAGTTGTTAAAAACGAAGTAAAGCAACAAGTCAAAGAAGAATTGGCAAAATTGATTAAATCTGGCGCAGTTACATTAAACTCACAAAAGAAAACATCTACTCCATCATTGAGAGAGATGACGGAGGCTACACCTATACCGGTTAAAAGACAACAACCTGTATACGAACAACCTGTTCAAAGACCACAAAGAGAGTTTTCAAAAGACCCTATGATAAATGAGATTTTAAATATGACACAACCATTTACAGCGGAGCAACGTAGGGAAGGTGCACAAGCGGTTGGTAGTGTATTAGATATGATTAAACCTGAATTGAGAGTTGATGAGAGTGAGTGGGAAACTATGGATTTTAGAGATGTAAATGTACCATCAAATGTTCCAAACTTCGAATCAACGGGTGATGGATTACAAGATGCTACAATAAAAGCATTGACAAGAGATTATTCAGAATTAGTAAAGAGATTTAAATAATGGCAATAGAACTTGGTAAAGTTAATGTAACTGATTTATCGCAAAACGATTACAAAGTATTGGGGATTGGTATAAATAAATCTTCAAATAGTAATGGTGTATTTGCTGTAAATTATACAACATTAACCCAAGCTAAAGATAATTTGACAAATCTAATAATGACGCAAAAAGGTGAAAGAGTACATCAGCCTGATTTTGGTTGTGATATTTGGAAAGTATTATTTGAACAAATTGTGGATGGTGATATAGATTACAAAGTAGAAAGTGTAATATTAGATGCAGTTAGTAAATGGTTACCATATATTACTATAAACGATATTATATTAGACTATAACGATGAATATAAAGATTCGAATAAAATAGGTGTTGAAATTAATTTTTCATTAACATCAAATCCTAATTTAAAAGAATCGGTAACAATAAATGTAAATTAATACTAAAAATGGCTATTAAAAGTGTAAAAAATACTTGGGGTAATAGTAAAAGCATAAATTATGTAGGTAAAGATTTTGATTCTTTAAGAGAGAACTTAATTGATTTTACCAGAACATATTTTCCAGATACATATTCCGATTTCAACGAATCATCTCCTGGGATGGTGTTTATTGAGATGGCATCATACATAGGTGATGTATTATCTTTTTATCAAGATACTCAATTAAAAGAATCAATGCTATCACATGCTACGGAAAGAAAGAATGTGGTATCGTTGGCACAAACTATGGGATATAAACCCAAAATAACAACACCCGCAGTAACAACATTGACGGTGTATCAGTTAGTACCTGCAATTGGTACTGGTATAAATAATAAACCTGATGAAAAATATTATATAAAGATAAAAGATGGAATGGAGGTATCTGCTACATCAAATTCTTCAATTATATTTAGAACAACGGATGGTGTTGATTTTTCATTATCAAGTAGTAGAGAAATAGATGTATATAGTAGAGATAATACAGGCCAACCTGAACAATATTTGATTACTAAAAAAGTAAAAGCAATATCTGCTCAACAATTAGAAGTATCCGCAACACCAAATACAACAAATACGGATTATCCAACTATTACTTTAACCGATGATAATATAATTAGTGTATCGGAAGTGATTGATAACGATAATACAAAGTGGTATGAGGTTCCTTATTTAGCACAAGAAAGTATCTTTGTGGAAAAAGCAAATACGGAATATAATTCGGATTTATCGCAGCATTTTATGGATGTTCCTTATGTATTGGAAATTCAAAAAGTACCAAATAGATTTTCGACAAAAGTAAATTCAGATAATACAATAGATTTGCAATTTGGTAGTGGAAATAGTTCGGTTGGTAGTGAAACATTATTACCAAATCCAAAAAATGTTGGGTTGGGATTAGCAAATTCAATTAATAGATTAAATCAAGGAATTGACCCATCTAATTTTTTAAAAACAAATACATTTGGATTATCTCCTGTTGGTAAAACATTGACCATAAAGTATTTGAAAGGTGGTGGTGTTGAATCGAATGTTAATACGGGAGATTTAACAACAATAAGAAGAATAGAATTTGAAGAAGATTTATTATCATTAAATGATAGTGAATTGGCAGTATATAATACATACAAATCATCAATTGCAGTTGAAAATTTAGAACCAGCTATTGGTGGTAGAGGTGTAGAATCTATTGAAGAAATTAGACAAAATGCATTAGCATCGTTTGGTTCTCAAAATAGAGCGGTTACCAAAGAAGATTATGTAGTAAGAGCATTAAGTATGCCTGAAAGATATGGTAGTGTTGCGAAAGTATTTGTTTCACCAGATGGTGATATAGATAACAATTCACCTGCTTCGATTTTATCATCACCAAAAAATATAACAGAATTTGTTGGAGTGGTAGAAGGATTACAGGGTAAACCAAAACAAGAAATACAAAAAGAATTAGTTAAATATTTACAACAAAAGAAAACATCTATTGCAGAAGTAAACAACCCATTTGCAATTAATATGTATGTTTTGGGATACGATTCTAATAAAAATCTAACAAATCTAAATCAAGCAGTTAAACAAAATCTTAAAACTTATTTAGGTGAGTATAGAATGTTGACAGATGCCGTTAATATCATTGATGGATTTATTGTAAATATTGGTTGTGATTTTGAGATAGTGTGTTATTCAAATTTTAACAAAAGAGAAGTACTTGCAAGTTGTTTAACCGCAATGCAAGAATATTTTAACATAGATAATTGGACATTTAATAAACCAATTAACATTTCCGAAATAGAATTGATACTTGCAAATGTAGAAGGAGTTATGAGTGTACCATCCGTTAAGATTTCAAACTTATGTGGTGGTAATGGTAATTATTCACCAAACAAATATAACATTAACGAAGCTACAAAGGGAAAGATTGTATATCCTTCTTTAGACCCATGTGTGTTTGAAGTTAAATTTCCTAACAAAGATATTAAAGGGAGGGCACTATAATGCATAAATTTTTTACAGCATCTTATGATGCAAGTGTATATCTTCAACAACCGGAACAAAACGCCGGTAGAGACCAATTACTAGAAGTTGGAAAACTTTATTATGGTGATACCAAAGATATAGCAAGAACATTAATAAAATTTCCAATAAATGAAATTTCTGATATAATTTTAGAAGAATCTGCATCGCTTGCAAGTTCTTTATTAGTAGAAAGTGCATCAGTATCTTCCGTATCATCTTCATGGTATACTGCAGTATCAACATCTTTGCACTATTCATCATCTTATAGTCAATCTTATAGTAATCTACAAAATTTTATAGGATATACGGAAACATATACTGAATTAAGTCAAAGCGTAGCTGCAGCATCGGCGTCGGTATCTGCATTGGAAAAGGCAATTGTATATGTAAGTGAGATGGATTATTTAAGCGTTTCATCTTCATACGCACATTTATCATCATCGGCAATAGTTGGTTCATTAACAGATTCGCAGATAGAATCGGATTATACATCGGTATCTGCATCAAGAGCAAAATATTTAATTGATTCGGCTGAATTAATTAATCAACAAACCGAATTAAATTTATTAAATACCGATTGGATTGGATATAGAGCTGGCTATAATCAAAAATTATATTTTCAAGGATTATCTACCGCAGCTTCACAATCATGGCACGAATATGTTTTATTATCAAACGAATTATCACAATCATATAATGCACAATCATCATCATTAGCATCGGATATTTTAAATGGTGTATATAGATTTAATTACAAAACATTTTTAAATTTAAAGGCTGCGAATTCGGAAGAAGTACCTTTGGAATATACAATATATGCAAATGCGGTATCTCAAAGTTGGACAATGGGAACCGGTACAAAATTTGATAATATCAATTCGGATGGTGTTAGTTGGAAATATAGAAACGGAACATTAACTTGGCAAGATAATACCACAGGAGGAACGGCAATATTTGCGACAGGAACAACCGGTTCTGCTAATGCAGAGGGTGGTACTTGGTATATAGCAAATGAAGCATCTCAATCATATTCATATGAAATAGATGATGTTAGAATGGATGTTACCGATATAATGAGTTTGTGGGTTAGTGGTTCATTACCAAATCATGGATTAATAGTTCACCATAGTTTGAGTAATGAAGAAAATGGTACTGATTATGGTATTCTTAAGTTTTTCTCAAAGGAAACCAATACAATATATCAACCAAAATTAGAAATGGTTTGGGATGATAGTAATTTTACAACAGGAAGTTTGTTACCAGTAACGGGTTCTGCAAGTGATTCTGATTACAAAGTTATTGTAACAAATTTGAAAAAAGAATATTTGACAAATGAAAAAACCAAAATAAGAATTAAAGGTAGAGATATGTTCCCATCTAAAGCTTTTGGAACAACATTTGAATATGACCAATCAAAATATTTACCTGAAACTACTTATTATCAATTAGAAGATTACAAAACAGGCGAAATAATATTTCCTT